GGCAATGCCCCCGAACCTGACCGAGGACGCGGACAAGAAACCGCAGCAGCTGCTGGCGCAGCAGAACGCGCAGCAGGCGCAGCAGATCGAGCAGTTGACTCAGGCACTCACCCAGCTCTCGGACGATGTTCGCGCCAAGCGGATCGAGGCGGAATCTCAGCAGCAGATCGAGCAGATGAAAATCGAGAGCAACGAACGCCAAGCCACGCTTAGGGCGCGGGTCGATCTGATCAAACTCGAGAGTTCACTGACCTCGACCGAGGACATCGCGATTTTGCGCCAGCAAGTAGTGATGCTCCAGGCGCAGCTTGCGGCTATGGCGTCCGGTGCGGCCGCCGAGGCCTCGGAGCCATCCGAGCCGGGCGAAGCAATGCCGGGCGCCGGAATGCCGCCGCCGGGCGCAATGGGCGGCATCCCGCCCGCGGCGCCGCAGCCACAGTTTTGATTTATGCCAGACGAAGTAATCGAGCAAGGGACGGAAAACGCCGCAGTTAGCGAAGCCCCGACAGATTTTCGGGAGTTTGCGAAGTGGCGCGAAACCGGTGAATTGCCCGAACCAAAAGCAGCCACACCCGCGGCCGCGGAAGACAAACCGCCGGCCAAAACTGAACCGGACTCGGAAACGGAAGACCATCAGGAAGCAGGGGAACAGGAAGACGACGAACCGCAGGACGAAGCAGCGCCGGCCGGCAAAGGCAAAGGCGGATCACGCCAGCGTCGTATTGAACGGCTGACCAGGGAAAACGAGGAGTTGAAGCGGTTGATCGCCGGTCGCGAACCGGTGACGCCACCGCACGATAAGCCCTCGGAACCCGCGCAGCCCGTCGCTGCCGGCAAGCCAAAACTCGAAAACTTCAAGACGCTCGAAGAGTACCAGGAAGCTCTGACGGACTGGAAACTCGATGAGCGCGAGCGCACCCGCAAAGAAGCGGACGCGCGAACGGCTCAAGAGGAAGCAGCCCGCACAGAGCAGGAGCGGTGGACGGCGAAGGAAAAGGCCGCACGCAAGGCGCACGACGACTACGACGACCTGATCGACACGGTGGTGATCCCGGCAGGGCCGGGAGTCCTGGCCGCCCGTCAGGCCATGCTCGAAGACGAACACGGCGCCGAACTCCTGTACCACCTGGCGAAGCACCCGAAGGAACTCGAGCGCATCGCTGCGCTGCCACCAGCCAGCGCAGTTTTGGCGATCGGCAAACTGTCCGCGAAGTTCGACACCCCTGCCACTGAAACCAATGGGAAGCCACGCATAACGGGCGCACCCAAGCCGCCGCCGCCGTCTGGAAGAGCGGGCAAAACCGCGACGGACGATCCGACTGATCCGGAAGTCCAGAAAGATTTCAAACGGTGGGCGAAGGCCAGGGAGGCGCAAACACAGGGGCGATAAGTGGGGAACACCTTACTAACGACACAGGCCATCACGAATGAACTTCTGATGCGCTTCAAGAATAACCTCGGTTTCACTGGATCACTCGAACACACCTGGGACGATAAGTTCGCAGTAGTGGGAGCGAAGATCGGCGACACGCTGCGCCTACGCGATGCGGTGCGCTTCACCGTGACGAAGAATCCGGATATCACAGCCTCGATTCAGGATGTGATCGAAACCCAGAAAACGTTGACTCTCAATATACAGGGAACAGTGCCATTTCAGTTTTCGAGTCCGGAACTGGCGCTTTCCATTGACGCTTTCGGCGATCGCTATTTAGATTCCGCGGCCGTGGCCCTCGCCAATGCGGTGGACGTGGATGGGCTCACGATGGCCTATCAGTCCACCGCAAACACCGTGGGCACTCCCGGCACGCCCATCAGTGCTCTCGATCCGTTCTGGGCCGCCGGCCGTGTGCTCGATGAAAACTCGACGCCAATGGACGGCAAGCGCTATATGTGCATCCCGCCCTCGCAGCAGGAAGGCGTACTCAAGGCTGCGCAGGGCCTGTTCCAATCCTCTACGCAAGTCAAGCAGCAGTACGAACGTGGCCGCATGGGCACGATGGGCGGGTTCGACTGGATAATGGATCAGAACTGCCGGACCCATGTGGGCGGCGCACTCGGCGGCGCGCCGCAGGTTGGCGCGGCCAGTCAGACCGGCGCAACCCTGGCCGTTACCGGGTTCACTGCATCGGCCGCGCCTCGCCTGAAGAAGGGCGACACGTTCACGCTGCCACTAGTGTATGCAGTCAATCCGGTATCCGGTGATTCCACTGGAGTGCTCCAGAAGTTCACGGTAACCGCGGACGTCTCGTCCATCGCTGATGGTTCGGCTTCGATTCCTATCTCGCCGGCTATCGTCGTTACCGGCGCAACCAAAACCGTCACGAACTCACCCGCTGCCGGCGCGCCGCTCACGATGACCTACACCACGGGCCAGACCAGCCCGCAGGGAATCGGTTTCCACAGAGCGGCATTTGTGATCGGCATGGCGCCGCTTCCAGTGCCGCTGGGCGAGCACTACGCGGCCAACCAGCAGGATCCCGACACCGGCGTCTCGATCCGCTGCGTCTCGCAGTATGACATCAAAACCGACAAGTTCATCACCAGATGCGATGTTCTCTACGGGTTTGCAGCGCAACGTCCTGAGTGGGCCGTTCGCATCGCCAGCTAACCAGGAGCAGTCACGCCATGAAGCCGTCGGAAGACTACCCGCGCATGATGTTCCACCGGACAAAAGAGCCGGTGATCGTGAACTCGCAGGGGGAAGAAGACGGCTTAGGTCCGGAGTGGTCGCGCATTATCTGGCCGGCGTCTGCCATCGCCGCACCAGAGCCTGCGGCCACTCCTGAACCCCCGGAACCGCCGCAGGCCGGCTACGCCGAAGCGGTTCCGGAACCTGGCGGCCCTGCCGACCAGGTGACGGCGCTACGGCATGCCGTAGCAGCCCGCAAGGAGACTGCGCCGGCCGCTCCAATCCGGCCGGCGCGCGTCCTGCCCAAACCGCCGGCCAAACCTGCAACGAGGAGATCCAAAAAATGATGCCCGAAACCGAACGCGACGTGAAAGAGTGGCTGGCCGCCAATCCTACGGAAGCCTCGCCCGATGCGTACCCCAAGCTGATGTACAACGTCAACCTGCCGCCGCTGATTGTCCGGGACGCAGACAACGAGAACGCACTGGGCGAGGCCTGGCGGCAGTTGAATGTGGGCGTAATTCCGGAAGTGGCGCCGGTCACCATCGATCCGGAAACCGCGAACGTCCTGGCCGCGGGCGGGTCCGGTACATTCCACGTCACGATCACCGGCATCGGCCTCGAGAACACGTGGACCGCGGAAAAAGATTCTGCCGCGGACTGGCTCACGTTCAGCCCCGACATGCCGCAGCCGGCGGATGGTGACGTGACTTACACCGCGGCGCCCAATCTCGGCGCCGAGCGCAGCGCCAATATCTACGTTAACGGGAAAACCTTCGCAATTACGCAGGCTTCCGTCTTATAGGTGCGGAGGTGCGTGCGGAGTGGCGGCACTGCCGCCATTCCGCCCGCTCATAGCGGAAAAACCACAAGGAGTAGACAACAATGGCTTATCAAACACCACCGGTGGGCACGATTCTGCCGGCGCAACCCAATACAACCGTGCAGAATCCTGGCCCGGTACACGATGCTTCCGGCAACACCGAGTTCCTGCAAGCGGATGCGCAGGACAAAGCCTATTTGGACAACCTGAAGCTGATCGAAGAATGGAAGAATGCGCAACGCGATAATCCGCCGGGATCGACATATGCAGCCAATCTCGGCAACAGCCTGTCTTGGGCCGTCGTTGTGCAAACGGCTGAAGCGGGCGGCGTGAATTTCGACAAGCAACGCGTTGGGCCGGCCGTAAACACGCTGGAGAGCTAATCCGATGCCAACCGCGGGCGAGTTGATCCACTCTTCGATGCGTTTGATCGGCGCGATCGCCGCCGGCGAGACGCTCGAAACCGCCGAGCTTGCCGACTCCCTGGTCACGCTCAACCAGATGCTGGCATCGTGGTCGATCGAGCGCGTGACCGTATACGAGATACGGCGCGACTCGTTCCCGCTCACGGGCGCCCAGAGCTACACGATGGGGCCGGCCGGTGTCTTCGCCGCGGCCAGGCCCGCGCAGATCGTGGCCGCTCGCGCCTCGAGCGGCAACTACGGCCGCAGCATGCGGATCGTCGACGTAAACCGCTGGACGGAGATCCTCGAGCGGGGCGGCGCCATCAACCTGCCGATGCGCGCATACGTCGATTACCAGAACCCGCTGGCGACGGTGCATCTGTGGCCCGTGCCCCTGGCCGGCACGGTGATCGAACTCTACACGCTCCAGGAGTTCACCACGTTTATCGACGGCCTGGCGCCGCCGCCGCCGCCGCCGATACACAACTTCGCGCCGCAGCGGATGACGTACACCCTGCCCGGCGGCACGTCGTCGTTCACGATCGGTCCCGGCGGCCAGTTGGCCGCGCCGCGGCCGGCCCGGTGCGATGCGATCGCAGCGGCCAGCGGCACGTACCGGGGCACGGTGCAGATCGTTTCCGCCGCGGAATGGTCAACCATGCTCGAGCCTTCCGGGGCGCCGATCACCGTGCCGATGGAACTTTACATCGATTACGGTTTCCCGGCCGTGACCCTGAACGTCTGGCCGGTTGGTGCGCCGGGAACCATCGAGGTTCACTCGCTGCAGGCGCTGCAGTCGTTCGCGGCAATCGGCGATACGGTGGCGCTGCCGCCCGGCTACGAGGCCGCGATCCGGTACAACCTGGCCGTGGCGCTGCTGCCGGAATACCCGCGGTCAGA